ACAGGGGCTTTCAATGTGCCGCCCTTATAAGAAGCGCGACCTTTCGCATTCAAACCGCCCGATGGGTTCTTACCTTCTTTGCGTGTCCATGCAGGTGTTTTCTTAGTCATTTACTTTTTCTTCTTTGAAGCCATAATTTTTTTCTGAAGTGCAGCTGGCAGTTTCTTCTGCGCAGCAGTCATCTTAGCCCCCGCAGCTTTCTTTGCAGGACGACCTCTTTGTGATCCGTAAGTTCCTTTACCCATAGGCATTATGCGATCTCCGTTGTGTATCTGTTGCCGCGCCAAGTAAATTCATCATTGCCAGCTGCGCGATTGTTGGCAAAGGCTTCACCAAAGCTCATTTCAGTTTGACCAGACTCAGGACGCTCTGGTGCAGGAGTTGGCATCACCATCTGTTCTTTTTGCATTGAAGGAGGCGAGTCATTCATTGGCTCAGCCTGTGCTGGGCTAATAAAAATATCAGAGACATTAGATAGGAATGTATCAAGCATTCCCTTGCGCTCTTCATCCATTGGCGTGTTAGGGAACACCGGCTCGATGTTCTCATCCTCAAACCAAAGAGGGCGAGGAGATGGACGCTCAAACGCAACAGCATCTTCTGCCGGAATGTCAAAGGTAACAAACTGTGAGCCACTTTCTTCTGGATTTTTCTCATCGCTCATAAAGATGCCGCCAAACATACGAGCGGCAGGGTGCAATGTCCCAGTCATTACTGTTGCACCAACACCAGCAGCAGCTTGTCCTATCGAACTATCATATAGTGCGTGAATGGTTTCTTTCGGCAGACCCATATCAAGAAGCACCTCAGTTACTTCCGGCGCATACTCTTTTAAGAAGTCTGCGTTGTTGGCAAAGTCATAGATGTCATGACCCTTGTAAGAACCATCCTTGGCTCTATACCAACCAGTCTCTTTGTCCTTGGTTAAAGAAAAGTTGCCAAGAGTTAGCTTAATATCTGTGGGGATGCCCTCATATTTACGGGTGCCGTAATAGGAAGACTGCTTAAATAAATCATTGACCATAGAGTAACTGATCTGCCCAGCGCGTAATGCTCTTGCAGTCTGACCCGTGGCCTTTGCTAAATGCTTCTGGTGTATCTCAGGGGTGCCGTAGTAATGATCCGCAACCTTGCGCATTACAGCAATGAACTCAGGCGATACATGATCGTTAAGATGCGTACTATCGCTGTCCATAAATTCTGGCAGCAATGAGTTGAACGAAGCCTTTAGCATGAATGACTGATGATCTTTTAACATGCAGACAATATCAGGCTAACGACTGACTTTGCGCAACGCACATTTGCAACATCGAACCCTGAGAGAGAAAAATGTTTGTTGTAGACCTATTGCATATACAGGCCGCAGGTTTTTCCCCCCACCCGTCCTGTCAAGAGCATGTCCCTAGCTAAGATCGATGGAGACTGATATCTCACCAGCATGTAGATGCATGTGCTTGTCGGCAGCCTTGTACCCCGCCCTGTCCAGTATATCCTTGCTCGCTTCCAGCTGGACGTACTCAGACTTCGCAGCCTGTGACAACTCAAGAACCTTTGCAGCAGCAACCGTAGCATTCAGACCGATAGCCTCGCCCACACGTTGCATCATATACTGCTGCACATGTGGTAGCTTCAAAGCCTTGCTGGCACTCACTCTCCCACTCTCTCCTGCAGCGTAGCCAGCTGCCTTCGCGGCGTGTGTTATACTGCATCCCGTAGCTACAAGCGTATCCACTAACGCAGTCTGTTTCGTAGTCAAAGTCTTTGTTGCGACGTTCATTTGAACCCCCCTTGTGTTCCCCCCTTTTATACCTCGTTACGCAGGAGGGCTGTCAACGCACAAACTGGAAGTCTGCCCTATTACTCCCCTCAGGCTATCCGCCTTCGAAGTCGCGGGGCAGTCCGCAATATGCGCTAGGCCGCGCATGGCAAGACGAGCTTGCAAGTCCCCAAACCGCAGGTTGAGACACAACAACAAACATTACATATCATAACCTCCAGTTGGGCCATAGCAGCCTCGATCCCACAAGTGTGCGGTGACGGTGTGCGCACGAGGTTCCCCCCAATTTGCCCTGCAAATCGGCTCCCCCACGAATAGACGCGAGCCAGCGTTAGACGCTGACTCCCTGCAGCGCGGCTCAACACACTTGTGCGCTGCGAGTCTGCGATGGCTGTACATGCATATGATCGCAAGGTTTGTGGTCGGTAACTAGTCATACATACAGGAGATAGATATGACCAAGAAGACAGAAAAGTTCGAGTATTCACATTCAGTAGATGGCATCACAGACAATATCCTAGCCTCATACCCACTCGATAACCTCGACAATGACGCATACAAGTTCAACCAAATCACTGGCGAAGAGAATCCTCGCTACATGCAGGACGACAAGTACATGCTCGGCGGTATCATTTCACAGATCGGCTTCGGTCTGCAGCGCAAGCATGATTACCTCGACACACTACAGTCACGCCGCCTTGCAGAGGTTGAGCTTAACGGCAACGGCACAGCAGAGGTCAAGAAGATGGAGTCGCTTGAAGCAAAGATCGAGCGTTCCATCGAGTTCTACCACCACAAGTTCCTGATCGAGGTTGAGCAGTTTGAGAGACTGTGCGACCTGTCATGGGGCGAAGGTCAAGCCCTACCATCTGACGATCGGTACGGCCTCGCATGGTGGGAGACATACAAAGCGCGGATGCAAGATCGTCCAGTGCTTGCCAAGACTTCCAAAGAAGAGGCCAAGTCACGCCTGTTCAAGAAGGCATCGTAACACATACAGGCAGGGTGCATCATGCACTCTGCCTTTTCCTATAAGTAGATCGGCCCCGCTGCGCGCCGCCTACCCCACCCCACATTCTTCACATCCTGCAACACCCAGCACCACTACCATCGGCAACCCATGGGGTATCCCGACTCTTAGCTGCGCTCGCAAGGCTGTGAAGTTCGTCTCATTAGTAGGAGTTAAAACCAATGGCAGACTTTGTATTTATGGTTGCGTTTTTTGGAATGCTCGTCGGCATCACCGGGTTCATCTTATTGGTATGCGAAGCAGTCCATGAGGAATTTGTGCGTGGACGTAATGAGCCACGTGACTTTCAGTCATACCAGAGGAAGTTAGATGATCGATACGTTTCTTTACATAATAAGCCAAGCGACAGGCTTCAGTAAGTCAGAGCTACTATCACGCAGACGCACAGCACAGCTGCGTGATGCACGGTTCTGTTTATACCTTGCGCTAGTTGAGTCTACCAATCTGTCAATCAGTGAGGTTGCTCGTCAACTCCGCAAGGATCACACCACAATCATCAGTGGTGTCAACAAAGCAAGGGACAAACGCAGGTCAGACCCTGTGTTTGCCCATCTCTATCGCACTATCGAAACAATGTTATCAGAGGAGATACAAAATGGATGGCATGACAAACACAGAATGTTCGTGGAATTTCCCAGTAGAATTTCACCCACTGAAATACTGGGACGAACACAACACTGACCAAGATATCTATGTCCCCGAGTCACTAGGCCGTGTGCTTGTACGCACCGATACCAATCAACCATTAGCAATTCATAAAGGTCGTTACACAATCAAGACCAACGAGGATTGCGTGAGTCAGATGGATGACGCTATCCGTGCAGCCAACATCGGCACTGACTATGACTGGAACATCACCACCATCGATCAAGGTCGACGCATGAAAGCAACGGTTGACTTCCGTGACCTTGTAGTGGAGCCAGCCAAGGATGACTACATCCACTTCCGCATCAGCTTGTTCAACTCATATGATGGCACATGGTCATTCATATTTAGCGCAGCTGGGCTGCGTCTGTGGTGTCTCAATGGCTGCACTACACCAGACAATGTTGCATCGTCACGCAACAAGCACACCGCCAGCATCAATGTAGAACAAGAGGCTGGCAAGATAGGCAAAGCACTTGGTGCGTTCATGAACCAGCGTGAAGTCTGGCAGAAGTACATGGGCATCTCTCTACGGGATCACCGTCAAACTGTAGAGCAATGGCTGAAGACTCGCCTGTGTATGTATCCAACAGCAACCAGCAACCTCAAATATAACGAGCGTCAATTAGAAACATTAATGCGTCAGTATGACAAAGAATGTTCATCGCTCGGCTCAAATATGTGGGCGCTGTACAACACACTCACACACTGGGCATCACATCCAGAAGACAATCGTGCGCACGATGCAATCACCACACGCAATCGTGACATGCAGATTGCCAAAGCCATGACTTCAAATGAATGGAAGGTATTCGAAAAGTTTTAGAGAGGCACCTCCCAGCGGCACTGAAGGGTGTCGGTCGCCAGACTAGCTGCGCCTAGCGTCAACACTGTACCTCTCGGTCATCATGACAATTCAGTGAAGCTAGTCACCCTTTAGAGGGGCAGGTCATTTCCGAACACCTGCCCCTCTTATTTTATAACGCACTATATCAAGGAGATTCTTATGAAGTTAGCAATATCAGCTGCTGCAAACGGCATCAGCATTCAGCGTTTCGTAATGCACGACAGCACTTCACTGGTACTAGAAGTTATTGATGAGCTTGGTGTCAAACACACCATCAACATCCATTCTGATGCTCAGTGTCCGTATATAAAAGAAAAGAATGCCATTCAAGATGACACTCTTCCTGATGACGCATCTACTTGGATGCGTGTGCGCACACCGCTATTCATTCCACAAATCACAGACGAATGTGATTGGGAATTGGAACAAGAGTATCGTGCTGGCTATGCTTAATTCAGTTTCGTAATTATCTGAAAAACACTGCCAACAACAACTTGATCTAACAATGGTTTGCTCGGAACCATGCGTGTAGATGACTTGTGAATTATATAATCACCAAGCACTTCACCAACGAGCAGACCAAACTCTTCATCCTCAACTAGCAAAACGTCACCGTCATTAACTTCATTATTAACAGGGCGAACTACCACATAGGAGTGAGGCATCACCCCTCCCATGCTATAACCAGTAACAGCACCAAGCTTGTAGGCTTGCAGAGTAGGATCATCAACATTAATCATATCAACAACATCCCCTTCAACATTACGCACTTCGATTTTTTTAAATTGCTGCGCACTGTTTAAAAACTGTGGGGATGAACCAGCTATTTTGGCTAACTTAGCTAATGTCCTTGCAGATGGTAGGAATTTGCAATCTGAATTTAGAAACCGCGTAATGTTTGTCGGTGATGTACCAGCGAGTGTAGCCCAATGGTTAGCTGACATATGTTTTTCACTCATCACTTGACGCATCCATACACGGATAGTTCTTCTTTCTATTTCTTCCACGGCCCCCTCCTGCATTAATACAGTAGTACCGCAGACCTGCTATGTAGTCATCCGTTACTAATGCAGTATTGCACATGTGCAGCTATTGCACAACCTGCATAAATGCAGTATATGTATCAAATGGATAGTTATTTTGAAACATTAAATAAAATTGCTGTGAACTTTAACGTGAATCTACGCACTGCATTTGATCACGCAGGTATTCCATCCAGCACATTTTATAGAGCGCAACAGCGCAATGACATGAGATTTGTAACTGCATTGAAGGTATTGCAAGCCATTGAAATGCTTCACGCATCTCAAGCAGCCAGTTGTGATTGACCCTAACTGGCAGATGATTGTCACTCGCTTAGTTGAAGAGCGACACAGGCAAGATCTCTCTCAAGAAGCACTAGCCCATCGCATCGGCTGCGCTTCAAGTTTAATTCATAAGTGGGAGCAATTCAAACGTCTGCCCTCTGGGTTCTTGTTCTTGTGTTGGCTGCAAGCATTGGATTGTGAAGTTGAAATCAAGAAAAATCAACAGGGGTAGGCCAGCAACCTGCGATGTATGTAACGTAAAGCACCAGTATTACGTCTGTCCTCTGAAGTCTATCGAACCTGCAGATTACTATGTTGTCTGCATTGACTGCTACGAGAGGGACACATGGCAAGCAAAGCTCGCGCAAAAGGAAACTACCACGAAAACTTCTTCGTCAAGCTATTCAAAGACTGGAAGATCAAAGTCAAGAAGCAACCTCTCAGCGGCAGCTTGGGAGGAGAGTATTCTGGCGACCTCATCATCGAGATCAACGGACACCGACTGGTAGCTGAAGTGAAATACAGGAAGTCATCCGGCTTCCCATCACCATTTACAGTTTTAAATAATCGTGACGTTGCCCTGTTCAAGCGGGGCAACGGCACCAATCCGAAGTGGGTAATGATTATACCCGATCACATTGTGGAGCAGCTATGGAGTAAGAAGTAATGTCTTTCGCACTAATGGGCGCAGTGTATAAAACCGATGTCGGTGATGCACTAGCCAAACTCGTATTGCTTGTCATCGCAGAGCATGCCAATACCGAGTCAGGAGAATGCTGGCCTTCAATCACGCGCATACAGAAGGTCACACATCTGTCCCGTCAAACAGTAGTCAACAAGATAGACTACCTTGAACGTAACGGTTTCATACACCGTGACAAATCCAAGCGGCGGTCTAACACCTATACCTTACTAGTCAACCAGCTAGACCAAACTAGTCTAGCAGGTAGACCCGAACCAGTAAGTAAACCTAATAACAATAGATACCCAATCCCGCACGACTGGGTAGCTAGTGATGTGTTGCGCAATTCAATCAGTGAGGAGATCGATCATGACACTGAGCAAGTTAAATTTAGAAATTACTGGGAAGCAGATGGCAGAGTGCAAGCCAACTGGGATGCACGATACAGAGTCTGGTGCAGTAATGCTAACGCCTTCACAACGATCAGCGGCGGTCGCTCGTCTGGTAGAAAACGAACCACAGGCAACAGACATAGCGGTTCTTTCTTCTCTGACGCAGCACGGGATCTGTCTGAGGGACAAGGGTGACTGGCGTTTCCCAACTGATGCTGACCCCTACTTTGTAGATCGTGGGTTCGAAATTATTTTTTCAAAAAAGATTTCCCCTGACATCAATGCTGCCATTCAAACTGTTACAATGTCTATGTCAGCAATGCCAATAGCGGACATGGAGAAGTCGCTGCTGACTACAATGATGCTAATGGTCAAGCCATCAGGTGAGTCATCACAAGATGCAGCCATGCGCTGCAAGCTATACGCCAATCAGATGCGCGATTGGCCTGCAGACATATTTGTAAAGGTGCTTGACACCATTGCTAAGAAGCAAACCTTCTGGCCCTCCTTTGCAGAGTTTAACAAGCATTACGAAAGACTAATACGAACTCGTAAAAACATGCTTGAAACACTGCAAAAATGCACGAAGTAGGTTGATACTACTGCATAAATGCACTATATATATAGAGAGAGGAGTAACACTATGCATAAACGTATGGGATTTGTTGGTGGCAGTGACTGTTACCGCATCATGAATGGCGAATGGCATGACCTGTGGCTTGAGAAAACAGGGCGTGTTGAGCCTGATGATTTATCTGACATCTTTGCTGTGCGTCTTGGAACATACACTGAAGAGTTTCATATCCAAGAACTTGAACAAGAGTTGAACGTCAAGATCACACGCCAGTTTCAACACGAGCGTGAGATCGAACATGTACCATGTCGCGCCACACTAGATGGCATGTACGGTGCTATCGGTGTTGAGTGTAAGCACACTAATGAACGCCAGAATATGAGCAAGCAGCTTGAACGCTACATGCCGCAGCTTCAATTCTACATGATGGTAACTCAGATCAACCGCATGGTGTTCTCTTGCATCTTCGGCAACCGCTCACGCGAACACACTATCGTAGAAGCTGACGGACATTATCAGAACGATATGCTGCAAGAGATCATCAAGTTCTGGTCATACGTCAAAGATGACATGGAGCCTGATCGTGGCATCCTTGACATCATACTGCCCAGCATGGACGCCGTGCCTATCAACAGCATGATTGCCATCGATGCTTCAACCAACAATCAGTTCATGGCAGACGCTGAGATATTTACAATTACAAAAGACAAAGCATCTGCACATGAGAAAGCTAAGAAGCGTCTCAAAGAAATGATGCCATCTAACTGCCGCGAAATGTATTGCACTGACTTTGCAATGCGCCGCGCAGCCAACGGTTCTATTCGCATGGTAACAAAGGAGATCCAGAATGCGGTTAGCTAATCAAACCCAAACCATCTTAGCTCACTTGAACGAGGGCAAGATGATCACACCAATGGAAGCACTGAATAGATACGGGTGCTTCAGACTAGCCTCACGCATACATGACCTTCGCGCTCAAGGCCACGACATCGAGCGAACATTCGATGGCGATGGAGATAAGAAGTGGGCAGTTTATAAACTAAAAAAACAGGGTGACTCGCTTCAAACAAATCACCCTGCTTCGCACTAGTCATGGACAAGGAGATTCATCCAATGACATCAAATAATAGCACATCAAAACCAACTGGCACAATGGCACAAGCACTAATTGCTTGGCATAAAACCAACCCCGTTGCACCGAAGAACGGCAGCAACCCACACTTCCGCAGCAGCTTCTCAACGCTTGAAGATGTAATCACTTGCGTCAACACAGCAGCTGAGTTTGGACTGACCTTCGCTCAAGCAAATGATTTTATAATCACAGAGCAAGGCGGTGTTGTTGAATTTATAGAAACAATAATGATGCATGAGAGCGGAGACAGTGTACATGCTCGCACTCTCATCAAAGTAAAAGACGCCACTAACCCGCAATCGATGGGTTCTGGCATCACCTATGCCAAGCGTTACGGACTACAGGCAATGTTTGGCATAGCTTCTGAAGATGACGATGGCAATAACGCCACCGGGTCTGACAACAAACAAACACTTCGCACTGGCATTGAAAAAGGAGATTTCTAAAATGTCAAAATCATACATCGTTCACAAAGATGTACCTATACCTGCACCAAAATGGTCTGCTGGACGCACGAAAGGAACCAGCAAATACAAATGGATGCTCGACCTTTCCCTTGGAGATCACATCGTTGTCGAAAATCAGAAAGAAGCAGATTGCTTAACAAACGCAATGCTTCGACTGACTGAAGGCACTCGCAGTATGATCCAACGCAAAATGGAAGACAATCAAATTGGCTTGTGGGTTAAGCAAGTTAGCAAAAGGAGAGCCGCATAATGGACGGACAATACGATCCAACTGACAGCGTGTCAGCATTTGCATTTCGTAATAACGAACAAGCAATACTGACAGGCCCAGTCAATGACAACGGCAATGAGTCGCGTGTCATCATTACCAAGTCAACACTGCCAGACGGACGCATCATCCGTGATGTGTACGAAAAAGTCGGCACGTTGTTTGAGAATGAGAACACTGATGGCAACAAGCCGTTGTTCTCAGGCCCGT